CGGTGTCAACCGGTTAAGGCAAAGCGGTTGACACGGCGGGCGCCGCATCTGCCGCAGGCGCTGAGCCGCCGTTGCTGTAGTCCACCAGCGTGACGCCCGAGGTGGCCACCATGGCTTCAAAGGCGGCGATGGAGGCGATCACGTCTTCCACGTCCACGCCATTGCGGGCGGCGATCATTTGCGGACTGGCAATGCCGGTTTTGACTTCAAGGCGTGCGGCTTCGATGTCTTTGAGCGGGTCCACCCAGGTCCAGCGGCGGCCCTGCCACTCGTGGGCGGCAAACTTGGCGGCCTTGGCAATGGGCAGCGCGCTACCGTTGGGCATGGTGATGCAGCCGGCCGTCATGGCGCGGGCGAACCACTCGGTGTAGATGGGCTCCAGAAAGGCATCAATGAACCAGTTTTGCAGCGTGGTCCACTGGTCGCGCTCTTCGAGCACGCCGGCGCGGATGGATGAGAAGTTGACGCCTTCGAGGTCGTTGGCCAGGCCGTTGTAGGCCACATCCAGCCCGCTGGAGATGCGGCGCAGGATGGCCTTGGTGAAGGGGTCAAAAACCTCGTTGGGGTACTTGCTGTCGTAGGCCTGCATGCTGTAGCCCTCGGGCAGCACGTCATAGGTGCCAGGGGCACTGATTTGCAGGGCCTCGCCTTCGGCGCCGCCCATATCGCCCAGGCCTTGGGCGGTGCCGTCTGGGCTGGTGATAAAGCCCAGGGTGTCGGCACCCTTGCGGGCGGCCAGCAAGGCGGAGCGGTTGAACTCGCCCAGGTCGTGCAGCGAGAGCATGGAGGCGTGCATCCACGGGATGCCACGCACTTGCTCGGCGGCCTCGGGCACGTAGATGTGCAAAATTTCGCCAGCGGGGATGCGCGTGGCACTGCTGGTGCTGGCGTCTGCCCGGTCTTTGAGCCAGTAGGCCAGCGGGCGCTGGTAGTCGTCCACCTCCACACCCATGATGATGGCGTTGCGCCCCCGGCCGGGGGCCTGGTTGCGCTGGGTGTCCAGGCGGGCCACGTCCAGCAGCTGCAGGGCCAGGCCCTCGGGGTTGCCTGCGGCGCTGCCGCGCACGATGCGGGCGAGCGATTCGCCATCGCGGGCGGTGGCCATCATCATCACACGGCAGGCGTCGGCAAAGCTCATGCGGCCGGTAATTTCGGCACTGCCGCGCTTGGCCCACTTGAACCAGGCGGCCTCGATGGCCGAGTTGGCCAGACTGTCGGGCTTGGCCGGTGCGTCTTGCACGCGCGCTTGCAAGGTGAAGCCGTTGGCGCCCACCACGTTGCGGGCCACCATGCGCAAGAACTTGCGCGCGTAGTCGTTGTTTTTACCCAGGTCGCGGGCGCGGCTGCGCAGGGCGTCCAAGTCGCCGCGCAGCTCGTCGTTGATGGCGCGCTGGCCTGCCATCCAGCTGGCGGTGAAGCGGTCGCTGGTGGCGGCGCTGAAGGGGCCACGGGCACCACTGCGGCTGGGCAGTGGCTGGCTGCGGGCGGACTGCATGGCGCGGGCGGCTTCTCGCTCGGCCTTGAAGGCGTTGAGGATGGGCGAGCCGGGGACGGCTGCGCGCTGGCGCACTTGGGCAAAGTCCATGGATTAAAACCTCACCAGCACGCGCCGGCCTGTGGTTTGGCCTGCGGCGATGCGCTGCGCGGTGACCTCGTTGGCCACCTCGCGCTGGGCAATGGCTATGCGGGCACGGATGTCGCCGGCGCTGGCAAAGCGCATGCGCCGGCCTGCAATTTCGTATTCCTGCACATGGCCGCTGGTGGACAGCCACTTGAGCAAGGCGCTGCGCAGGTCGTCCAGCGCGCGCTGGGCGGGGCTGCGGGCGTCAAAGCCTGCGGCCTGGTTGGCCAGGTCGGGGCGGATGGTGGTGCGGCCCTGGCCGATGGTGTAGCGGTCTGCACCGCGCGTGACAAAGGCTGTCCAGGTGTAGTCGCCCGCGGCATACGCGCCCGTGGCGGCTGCGCTGATGCTGACTTGGTGCACATCGCCATCGGCCACGCTCACCACATCGATGCGGGCGGCCTGGTTGATGAACCGATAGGCCAGCACCCAGCCGTCACCGGCAGGGTAGTCGGGCAGCGTGCGCTGCCAGTGGATGGTGTCTCCGGCCTGCAGGTAGGCGGGCTCGGTGGTGGGGATGGTCGGCATGCGCGCAGGATGCGCGTGCCGGTGTCAACCGGTTAAGGCAAAGCGGTTGACACGGCGGGGCGCATTAGCGCGGAGCCTGGCTGACGATGAGGTAGATGCGCTGGCGGCTGATTTGGTACTTGCGGCTGAGGGCTCCCATGCGCTCGCCGGCCTGCCAGTCGCGGCAGATGGCGGCATCGCGTCGGGACATTTCCACGGCGGCGGCGGCCTGCTTGCCGATGTAGGGGCGCTCACCCCCCCAGTCGCGCGTGACGCTGGCTTGCCATTCGGCCGCCACCATGCCGGCCACCTGCTGGCTGATGCCCAGCGCGCGCATGGTGTGGATGAGGCGTTCTGATGCGTCTGCCAAAAACTCTGATGCCATAGATTGCTATACCTTTTGAACAACGAAACGGGCACGGCGGCCCCGGACTGCGGTGGATGCACTGGCGGCTTGCGCCGCTGGATTGCTATGGCTTTGCGGGCTGCTTGCGCTGGCTGACTGCGCACTGGGCGCGCTGAACAGGTCGGCCGGGGGTTGCACCATGGCCTCCAGCCGCTGCCATTGCGCGTCGGTGTACTTGTGCAGGCCCAGGCCCAGGGCGGCGTGCAGGGCGTAGTTGCGGGTGTCCAGCTGCTCATTGCGGGGGCGGCGCTTGATCCAGCGGTAGGCCTCGCGACCGCTGACGCGGGCCAGCACGCGCTGCTCGGCGGTGAGCTGCTCGTAAAACTCGCGCGGCAGCTCGTCAGAAAAGTGCACATAGCCGGGCCCCGGCTGGGCGATGCTGAGCTGGCCCAGCAGCAGGTCTTTGGCGGCATCCACGCCCACGCGCCACAGCTTGATGCCGCGCACCACTTTCTTGCCGCGCCAGTTGATCTCTTGCAGGCTGCTGGGGCCGAGGATGGGGGTGTTGTCGTTGCCGTCGCCCTTGATGGCGCGCAGGTTTTTGAGCATGTGCTGGGCCTTGCCCACCCAGTTGTAGACGGCTTGGGTTTGGTCAGAGCTGTCGATGCTGGTGGCACTGATGCCCATGGTCAGCCCGCCGCCGCATTCTTGGGGGTAGCGGCGTTGCAGGTACTCCAGCACGGCGCCCCATTCTTCGTCCACGGCGGGGTTGCCTTCGAGCACGGCCACATCGACCACCCAGCTCTCCAACCCCCGGCCCCAGCCGTAGACGGTGATCTCCCAGCGGTTGCGCTGCACGTCCACCCCGGCGGTGAGCATGAGGGCACCGCGCGGCACGGTGCACAGTTGGTAGGGCTCGGCGCGGGCTTGCAGTGCGTGCTCGTCGGTGCGCTCGCCGGCCATCTCCCAGGTCTCGCCCAGCGTTTCGTTCACGAAAAGCTGCATGGGGCCCACGTCGCCTTTTTCGAGGGCTTTGAGGCTGTTTTCAAACTCGGTGACGATGTCAGACCAGGCGCGCTGCGGGCTGTAGGCCGTCCACACGTGCACGCCCAGGCTGCGCGGGGGGCGGCAGGGCATGCCGGCGGTGTCGCGCCAGACGCGGTCGGGGCCGTAGCGCTTGCCGGTGCGCTCACACACCCACGCGCCACCCACGGGCGTGCCGCCGGGCATGTAGTCGGCCTGGGTGGTGCTGGCGCGGCAGTGGGGGCAGACATGGCGCACGGTGGCGGGCTGCCCGCGCTCCCACTTGAAGCCGTGGGCCTTGTCTTTGCCGCCCCACAGCAGCGGGTGTTCTGCGCCGCAGTGCTTGCATTCGATGTGAAAGCGCACCAGGCCTTCGGCCTCTTCCACCGCGTCTTCGATGTGGCACAGGCCTTTTAGCAGCGGGGTAGATCCGCACACCAGCTTGGGATAGGGGGCGCCCTCCAGCCGCCCGCGAGCCAAGCCGCGCGGGGGGCCGCTTTTTTCTATGCTGCGGTCAAACTTGCTGATCTCGTCCAAGATGGCCACGGCCACGGTGATGCGCCGGTACGCCCGCGAGGCCTTGCCGCCCAGCAGGTGCAGGGCCGAGTCACGAAAGGGTTTGTATTTAATGGTCTCTTCGCTGGCCCCTTTGCCAATGCGCCGCGCTTTGTTGACGGCGGGCACGCCGGTGGCGGGGTCGAGCACGGGGTCAATCTCGCTTTTGACGTAGCTGTCGCGGTCGTCGTCGGTGGGCTGCCACAGGGCTTGCTTGCGGCGGCGGTGGGCCACGTTGTAGGCCACGTAAGCGGTGACCATCTTGGTGTAGCCCACGCGCTTGGCCTTCATCACATCCAGCTCTTCGATGCGGTCGTCAGACATGAAGTCCAAAATGCCCACCTGAAAGGCCCACGCCAGCCACGCGCCCTTGGTGTGGCTGCTCTCGCCCGCCAGCTTGAAGTGGTCGCGCGCCCAATCGCCCAGGCGCTGCGGTGGCTCGGCGCGCAGGCTCTCCAGCCCCAGGCGCACGGCGGCTTTGATGGCGTCTGCCGTCTCGGGGTGGAGGGTGGCGGCGGTGGCGGCGGCTTCGGTCATTCGACACCGCCCTCTTCCAGATCGGCCAGCAGCAGGTCGTCGTCATCCTGCGCGGCCAGCATGGCGTCGATGGCCTCGGTCACCAGGCGCTCGGTGCTGCGTATCCACTCATTGCGCGCGTTGGCAATCACTTGCTGCACCGTGGTCTTGGCTTCCTCGGGCAGCTCGGGGCAGGCTTTGCGCATGGCGCCATCGAGCTGGTCAAAGCGGTCCACCACGGCGCTGGCCGCCATGCCCAGCACATCGGCCAGCAAACCCACCGGCGCATACTCTTTGCGCGCCACGGCGTTCTTGATGGCCTGACCCTTGCGCTGCTCACGCGCCAGGGCGGCACGCTCTTGCACCAGGTCAAGGCCGCCAGCCTCACCCAGCCGCCCAGCCGACTGCTTGCGCAGCTGCTCGCAGTACGCCAGCAGCCAAGCATGCGCGCTGTCACCACGCACCAGCACGCCGTCGCTCACGCGCTGGCTGATGCTGGCTTCACTCACCCCCACGATCTGCGCAAATTCTGCTTGCGAAATGTGAGCATCCAGATAAGGCAGTATCTTCACTTAACCCCCTTATGAGCACTGCTGAACAGTCCGACAACGCGGCTCGAATTACCCGCTCTGGTGGGAGCTGGGAGGGACCCGCGACAGGGGGGCCGGGCGGCGCCCCCGCGCGCCGACAGACGGTGCAGCCCGCTCATACCCCAGCCGCCTCTCTGATTCGAAAGCGAATGCGCCTTGCCAGATAGCTCTCGGCATCCGCACGCTTGGCCACCTTGTCCATGTCCAGCTTGGGCTGATAGTTGCCCTGCTTCACGAACAAGATCACAGGCCGCACATCCACACCCCCTGTACCGCTTGCCGCCCAGATGCCTGGGGCAAGGTGCTGCATGCGCTCATCCGGATCACCCTTGGCAGTCAACCGCGCACCCGCACGCATCGCGCCATAGCTCACGAAGTAGCGCCGACCAGCTGCGCGCTTGCTTCCCTTGTGAATGCTGCGCTTGCGCTTTTCCGTCATGTTGGCGCGGTAGCCCTGCTCTCCGAAGGCCTGGAAGTAGCTGATGATCTGCACCAGAAAGCTGCCCTTCAGATTCCCGCGGCCGTCATCGCTTCCGGGGTATGGACTGGCGGGGATGGCCGTCTGCAACCCAGTGGGCAAGATGCCCGCACGGCGTAGCGCCACCTCGCTGCGCTTGTCACTGCGGCGCCCGCCCCAGCTCTGCGCATTCAGAATCTTCTGCGGGTCCACGCCCTTGCCACCCATGTAGGCCGGCTCGATGGTCACACTCAGCCGGGCGGCCGTGGCCATCTTCACGCGGGGCGAGCGCAGGATGTAGTCGGTGGGCCGATCAAACACGTCCCTCATCTCCCCCTGCATGGCACGCCGCACCTCAAACCCCACATCGTTCAGCGCTTTGGCATAAGCCCGCGCCGCCTCTTGCCCGGTCATGCCATGCAACTGCCGCAGCATCTCGGCCTGCCCGATCACACGCGCATCCAACTTAATGTGCATACACACCTCCATCGACCGGCGAACGCATGCGCTCATCAAACGCCGCCACCACGCGCTGCTCGTATGCGGAGAACAGGCGCTCCCTGCCCTCATCCCACGGCCCCAGGCCCAGATGGATACCCATGGCCTCGACACCCGCACGCCCGCTGCGCCAGTTCGCATCGACACCTGTGACGCCTGTAACGCCTGTCACACCACCTGTTACGCCACCTGTCACGGTGACAGCCGCGTCCAACCAACGCGCTTCACGCAGCCAGCGCATCACCCGTGGGCACGCCTTGCCGTCATCCTTGTTCAGCATGGCTGACTGGGCCTTGGCCGCCGTCAGCAACTGCTCCGCCGTCACCACGCCGCCCTCTACCAGCTCCACCACCTTGCGGCCCACCAGCTGGACCTGCGTGCGCCGCTGCTCGGGGAAGCAGGCCATCAGCTGGGCCACGACAGCTGCCGGGTTTTCCATCTGCTGGACCTTCACGGCTGGCTGTCGACCTGCCTGCTGGTCATCGATTGGCGCAGCCTGCCCCGCATCCGCCCCCCCGGCAGGGGGGTTGGGGGGTATCTCTTGGTTTAGGGGAATGGGGAGAGGGGAATGGTTAGCCGTGACAGGTGCGTGACAGGTGCGTGACTGGTCTTGCTGTGCTTTCAGCTTGGCATACGCCGCCCGCACCTCTGCCACCTTCGCATTCCACGGCAACACCTGCCCAGCCTTGCGCAGTGCTGCAAACATCTGCTTGCGCTCATCGCGGTGCTGCTGTTGCCGCTTGTTCACATTGGCCTTGACCGCACCACTGGCAGCGACCGCAGCACGGTAGTCGGCCAACTCACGCTCGCACCGTGGTTGCACGTACTGAGCGCTTTCGGTATCGAGATCAAAGAACTCATCCAGGACGAACTGCAGGGCCGCCTTCTCTTCCGGCGTGTCACAGCGCAAGCGCCGCGCCAGCAGGCCGAAGTCGGACGCATCCAGCCCGCACTCGTTCACGTAGTAAAACTCCAGGGCATCCCGGTATATCGAGCGCTCCAGGCGCGACAAATGCAGCGTGGCCGTATTGAAGTCGCCAATGTGGTGGGTATATGCGTGCATAGTTTTTGTGTCTCCGCCCCACTCACACCAGCTTTTGCTGCTGCGGCACAGCCCGAATGGGCGTGATGTCGTGCCCCGTCTCGCTGCATTTGCGCAAGATCGGCAGGCGCTCCACCTTCCCAGCCTTGACCAGGCCGTGCACCGTGCTGCTGATGCTGGACATGTCCACCCAGGCGCCCGTGGCCTTGAAGTAGGCCTGCCGCAATTCCTTGCCCGACAGGTTCACCACGCCGGCCTGGTGCTCTTGCACCAACACGGCCAGCAGCCGCCCCTGTAGCTGGGACATCAATTTGGGGCTCAGCCCCCAATACGCCTGGGCCCGGGCATCCAGCGACGTGACAAACGCCACACCACCACGCCCAGCACCAGGCGGCACTGCAGGCGCAGCACCCATTGCTTCAGCTTGCATAAGACACCTCCGATATCGAAGTGCAGGAAGAAAAAACCCCAACCACCAGCCCTTGGCGCGCGGATGCTGCCGGAGACAAAGACAGCCACGCCAAGGCCTGGGATCTACTGGTCAGGGGGTTGAAAACTTGAGATATCGACCGCACAGCTCAGCCCTCGTGCTTTGGCACGCGCACGGCCACCGCGTTCACCAGCGCACTGATGCCAGCAATCGCCTCATTGGCCTGGTGCTCCACCCTGCGCAGCGCATTCGCGCTGGTCGGGCGATCGCCCTTCAAGGCATCAGCAGCGGCCGCCGTCAACTCGCCAATCGACTGCTGGAAAAACCGATAGGCCTCCCAGGCATCACCATCGGCCACGTCAGGGCGCGAACGCAGGCACACATGCTCCAAAGCTGCCGACATGGCATACAGCACATAAGGCAAGCCAGACACCACCTGCAACGCCAAAGCCTCTTTCAGCGACAGGTGGTGCGACGTGTTGTTGGGGTTCAACTTGTGCTGCAGCGTATTGGCAGACACCCCCATGCGCTGCGCCAGGGCAGCAACCCCACCGGGGCACTCCTGCGCGATCAAGAACGCGGCATCCAAAACATCCATGCCACGGGCAATGTCGGCGTGGGGCTGCTTTTCGCCATAGACCGGCCAAGCCGCCGCTGAGAAACTGAATCCCGTCACAGCAACACCCCTTTCCACGGAGACACCATGGCAAACAAACAGCCAACAGCCACCCCCCCCACCGCCGAGCAATTCGCCGCCCTGCAGCTGCGCGTTGCGGCGCTGGAAGAATTTCTGGCCCACATGGCCACCATCCTGGAATGCGAGCGCCGCGGCTTCACCGCAGAACGCATGAATGCATGGCTGGACATGGCGACCGCCAAAATGCAAATGACCGGGAGCGCCACGCTGGAAGAAGTGCAAGCCCTGCGCAGACTGCAGGGCATCGTGGTGGGGTGATGGCTTTGCACACGCTGCTGGTCAAGCATGTGTCGGTTCCTGCGATGGCTTAGCCCGCCGACCTCGACGAGCTGCGGTGGCAGCAGCCAGGTCGATATCGCCCAACTGCTCTTTGCGCGTTTCGCGCAGCAGCATCATTCGGGCGTGGGGAATGCCGTCGCGCTTCCAGTCACTGACGCTGGGCATGCGCACATCAAACAGACGCGCCACCTCAGCGGTGCCGCCGAGCACGTCAATAACTTGGGTTGCATGAGGATTCATGCGGCAATTATTAGGAGTTGCTAACCAAGTGTCAATAGCCACTCCGAATCAAGCTACTGTTAGGCTTTCCTTATGTCTTTATCTGATCGCCTCACCATCGCAATGAGCCGCGCCGGCATCACCCAAGCAGAGCTAGCAAGGCTTTGCGGCGTCAAGCCGCCGAGCGTCAACGGGTGGCTCAGTGGGAAATCAAAGTTTTTGAGAGGCGAGAATCTGCTTCAAGCAGCCAACGCTCTAAAGGTGAATCAGCAATGGCTTGCAACAGGCGAAGGCCCAATGAGCAACCCATCGAGCCACAGCAACCTTGAGCCAGGACCAAACCTGCGCGGCAAGGTGCCGTTGGTGTCATGGGTGCAAGCCGGCGCCTGGTGCGAGGCTGTGTACACCACGCATGTGACTGAGGCTGAGCGCTGGATGGATTGCCCTGTGGCCCACAGCAGTCAAACCTTTGCCCTGCGTGTGCGCGGCGACAGCATGACGGCCCCCAGTGGCGCCGCACGCACCTACCCCGAAGGCTGCTTCATCTTTGTGGACCCTGAGCGCAAGAACCCAGTGAACGGTGACCGCGTAGTGGCCTGCCTGCTGGACGCCAACGAGGTGACCTTCAAGGTCTACAAGAACGAAGATGGCCGCCAGTGGCTACAGCCACTGAACCCCACGCATGAGCCAATTCGAGAACCTTTCCGGGTGCTTGGCACGGTGCTGGGCAAGTGGGAAGATGGATAAATTATTCGGAGATAAAATTGCTAGCGCCGGAAACTAATTTAAAAACAAAACAAAGGAATGCTACATTCCATGCATTCCATATAATCACACATTCCACTCCTACAGGAATAAATATTGAAGACTTTATTTGGAACACATTAACCAATCCAAATAATTTTGATTCAAATGGAATTTCACTTCTTACAACCAAGCACCAAAGCACGGGATTCGCGATTGAATTACGTGAGTTTTCTGAAGATGGAAAATTTGCAATCGGCTGTTTAGCACGCTGCCGTGAAGACTCTCCTCCGGTTAGAAAACCAGATAAATCAGAGGTTCTTCGCCCCCTACTATCAGGCCATACATATCTGGAAAAAAACTACTTTCTCTATAGCAAAGAGGATCGGGTTTTACTATGGCAATTTAATATGTCTGCAAATCATTATTCAACGTTTGCAAGCATGCTGAATGTTTTATCAGGTGGACAAGCCGCATTTATTTGCGTGCCAAATATAAATCCTACCAAGGTTGACTTCAACAATATTGAAATAGAATATATTGATTTCAAACTGAGCATGCCTCGCACAAAAAAGCAAAGGCGACAAGTAATTGATAGCTCTCCATTAAATTGGGGAATTTTCAACCCCTTTAAGCTAATGGAAGATATGGGCATGCAAAGTTACTCTGGAAAATTTTCTGCAAGTAGAAATAGAAGCTTGGCAGAAAAATCTTTGGACTTCGCGGCAAACCTATCAAGCCAAAATACACTACGCAAATTGAAGCTAAAATTGGAAGACTGTGATGAGCCGATTGACGTGCTAGCATCAAGATTCCGTGCAACAGAACCAGTCAACTACCATGAGGGGCAACATCTTGACAACACAAGCATGTTCGATGCTCTCAAGCGAGTCTGGGAAAAGTATGAGCAGCAGGCTGCTCAAACTTAAGCAGATTGCTTTAGGCCAAGCCAAGCTATGGCTTTTTGCCATGCTTGTCACCATTTGCATGTATCTATGGCTGGATGAAAGCAATTTCTTTGCAGAATTTATCATTACCAACGACGATAGTCGCAGGAACTTCGGCATCCTTATTGCGCAACTTTCTGGCGCATTTGCAGCATTTCTTCTGACATCCATTGCCCTAGTTTTTACACTTCCTGATCGCCCACTTCTTGGCGAAATGCGTCACTCAGGGCACTTTTTAGAGCTGTGCGCTACCCTAGCCTCAGCAATTGCTGGCTGCAGTATTGTGCTTCTTTTATCTGTTTGCTTAGCTGCTGCTGCTGCACCAAGCACTTGGATAACGCTTCTGATAAGCACTTTTCCGGCTCTAGCGATGTTGCTTTTTCAAGCAGCGCTACGCTTTTTTTTAACGATGGTCGCAATGGTGCTACCTTCTTAGCGCACCCTAAAGGAGCCCGCCCTCAGCGGGCTTTTTTTTCGCCTCAATACCGCCGCTCTAGCCAGCGAGCACACCACGCCACATACCAACCACTTGCCGCTGCAACCGCCAGCATGAAAAGGCCCCATCCTGTGGTTGCGAGCGGCAGGGCATCAAGCACCTGCTCAGGAAGTCGCAGCCCAAAGCGCCCCTCCACACGGTCAACTCTGCGCATCAAACCCAAAGATACAAAGAACAGCGTTGTGCACACGCTGCACACAATGCCACCGAACACACGCCAGCACTTTGGGCAGGCCAAGAGGATTTGCAACAAGACTTCCATGGACACATGATGCCTATGGAGCACAAACATGACCAGAAGGGAGGCAGTCAGCATGCACAGACTGTTGCGCAGCGCCCTACCTTACGCATACGCCATCTGCGCCATCGTCGGGCTAGCAATGGCCATATGGGAATGGCTAGCAGGTTAGGCAATACGACAAACGGTAGCAACTTCTAATAAATTATTAGCCACTCCTATTGACCACTTGATTAGCAAGTCCTAATATTCACCCATCGCAACAGACCGCGATGGGCACCACGGCATCGACCGGGGCCACGCCCCGGATCGTTAAACCTGCCACCTGATAAAAGCCCCAAGCCAGCCGCTGCGACAGCGCCTGCGACTGCGGGGCCTGCCCATGACCGCGCCAGCAGTGAAAGAAAAGGCGCAAATCACCCCCTCCCTGCTGCAGGCCGCACCAAGTCCACCGCGTGCGCCGGTGACCAGCACAGGGGATGTTTCCCAGACCAGCCGCCTTGCCCCATATGCCAGGCAGGCCCGCTGGCCAGGAACGCCCACCTGCTGTGGCGCGGTAACAGCAGGATGCGACAGCACCCGCCGGGCTGGCGGATGCTGCGCAAACCCAAGCGCCCTGAATACAGGACGCTTTGGTTTGCAATTGCGTAAGCCCACTGTGCTAAAACCCCATGCAAATCAAGCATGGAGAGAGGTATGCCTAGTCTGAAATGGAGCCTGGTTGTAGTTGCAGCGCTCGCCACATCACCCGCATTTGCCATGTACAAATGCAAAGACGCCAACGGCCGCACGGCATTCCAAGAGCGCCCCTGCGAGTCCACCGGCACGCAAGGCAGTCAGATTGAGGTCAAGCCTGCTGCAGGCCCAGCGCCTGCAGCTGCACCACCCACCAGCACGCAAGCGGCCTCTGCACCCACCGCCGATGCACCACAGACCGAAGCCGAGCGCCTGCGCAAACTGAACGAGCGCGATCGCAAGCAACGCCGCCTCAACGACCTGAACGAGCGCGAAATCAGCGCCGCTGAAGGCCGTATCCGCAACGCAACCAACCAGTGCGAACGCAAGATGGGCAGCGCTCAGAGCATGAAGTCCTACGCCAACAACAACTTGGCAGGCGCCACCTGGGAGCAATCTCTCAGCACTGAAATGCAAGCGATTGCGACCCAATGCACTGCAGAGCAGACACGCCTGAACGCCGCACTCGATCGCCTACTTGCCGAAAAGGCCCGCCTGGAGCAAGAACTGGTGCAGTAGTCGACCACCACCCCACCCAGCCCACCACCCGGTGGGCTTTTTTTTGCCTGGAGATTTTGAAATGTGAACACCGGCCACGCGGGCCTGAAGCGCCGCAACCCCTGCAGCGTCAGCAGGGCCACCCCAACTTCTGCGCATCACACCGGAGACAGCGCAATGCAGAAACACGATTTTTTTTCCCGACTGATCCAAACACAATCCCTGGGCCCCAACATGGCGCCCACCAAAGCACAGGAAGAACCCGACCGCATTTACATATGCAATGCCTGCTGCGAAGAGCATAAAGACCGCGAAAGCGCCTATCAATGCTGTCCGCCAGACATCCTGTACCGCTGCAACGTCTGCCGCAAAAAATACAGCTACAAGGACGATGCCATGGACTGCCACCCCAAGCAGTCCGTTGGACAACCCATGCGCTGCCCCATCTGCCTTCAGGATGCGGAAAGCTATGAAGAGGCCGCCGACTGCTGCTTGCACACCCACCCCACCATGACTGCAGCTGGGCGCCAGCGAGTGGCACAGGCTGTCGAAAATGGCACCCCCTGGCCTGATGCCGTAGCCGCCAACCTGCACCACTGACATGGCCCGCGGATCCAAACACGGCATAGACCGCAGCGAATGGGAGCAACGCCGCACGGAGTTTGTACGCCGCGGCCTGGAGCTGCCACAAACCAAGCTCATGCCTCTGGACGTGTCCGAGATTCGCTCAGCGGCACGCCAGCGCGAAAGGCTTCGCAACCACATCAAGGACAACCTGAGCAACGCCGCTCTCGCCAAGAAATTTGGCGTCCATGAGCGATCGATTGAGAAGGTACTGAGCCGCGAGTCATGGGGCCATGAGCCATGACCCCACCCACCGAGCCATCTGGCGAAGCTGCAGATCAACGCAGCAATGGAGGTTCTGCGGCCGTGCAACCCCGTGCACGGTGGCCCGCAGCTTCACCTGATGGCTTGCACTTCACCAAGACGGAGACCAGCACAATGAACACGCCCACCACCGGGGCAGAACCCAGCACAGAACACAAGGACCCACTGGCCTGGATCAAAGAACTGGGAGGCCAGGACTTTGAATTCGAAATTCGGCACGGATACGCCCGCGGAACTGGGGCGCTGGACGGCTGGTCAGCGCGCGAGACCCCATACCCTCACTATCCACACAACGAACTGAGCAAGCACATCGAGCTGCCAGGCGGCCACCTGCTCTTGCTGTCGATTCACCCAGCTCACAAAAGCGAATCGGCCAATGGCGATTTGGTTGCCTGGAGTTCTATCCTCCGAGTCAGCGAAGGCCGCTATGTGCGCGCCCACGGCAAGGCCAAGAACCTCCCCGTTGCGCTGACTGAAGTCACCCAGTTCTCACACACGTCCCGCGACATCGGCGGCATCACCTGGTGGCAAGAGTCGGAAGGGCGCTGGGTCAGCTGGATTGGCGGCAGCACACTGCGCGCCATGCGCTTCAAGGACAGCAGTGACTCGCCTGAGTACTGGAACTTAGAAATCAGCGGTCACGCACCCAGCTTTGAAGAGGCCGCACTACTGGCAACCTTGCGCAACTGAAGCACCAACCACACCAAGCCACCCACCGAGGTGGCTTTTTCACGCCCACGCACCGGAGCCACACCATGCACCAGCACCCACCTGGCCGCCTGACCCTGCCCAGCGTTCTGCTGACGGACCGGGCCTTCGTCTACACCAACAGCGACGCCACCGACGTGCGCACCACCATGCAGCGCGCGCGTCACCTGCAGGAGCAGGAGGCACTGCAG